CTATTTGTTAAAAGGCACCTTTATTTTTTCAATTTCTTTACGCAGATCGTCAACAGTCCGGTGTCCGTAAATGCCATTGGTAATATCTGCTCCAAATGAATGTCCAAGCATTCGTTTACGATCGTTTTCATTTACTTTATATTTTTCACACAATACGGAAAAGGTGTGGCGGCAATCATGAGGGGTGTGCTTTTCTCCGGTTGGTGCAGTGGATATACCAAGGGATTCTAATTTTTCATACATTTGTTTTCTAAACATAGGTGTTGTGCAGCCAAGCATATTTTTTTGTGGGCGGTGAGTAACCATATCATAGATTTGCGAATAAATCGGAACGTCACGATCTTTACCATATCTTGTTTTGATCCCTCCGTGAAAATACTTTTCTTCCAGATTTACATCCAATTTCACAATTTCTGTAATTCGAAAACCGGAGTAGCACATGATCAGGATCATTTCTACAATGGGATTCGTCTTATTATTCCAAAGAATCTGCAGCTCATCATGAGTAAATGGCACTCCGTGCTCGTCATCGTCTGATATAGGGATAAAAAGAGATGCAGAGTAATCTTTACCCACTATGTCATATTTAATTGCGTATGCGTACATCTGATGCATCAGAGACACTATCAATTCCTGCGAGGAATGTTTCAGTGTACAATCATTAAGAATGTCCTGCATATCTTTATATCTGATCTGACCGAATTGCATATTATGAAGAGTGGAAGAGTTCCTAAACGCTGCCTGTGATGAGTACATGGAGGCAGTTTTCTTTCCTTCCTTTAGCTGATTTCGGTATTTCTCTTTATAAAATCCTTCATAGACTTCTTTAAATGTCGGTGTACGATCAATATAAATGCCGGTCTGAATCTTGATTTTACCCTCGTTTTCCAGTTTCCGTGCCGCCAATATCTCATATCCCTCATCCCATGTCTCAACGTAGGCGAGTGCCTGAGGTGTGACAGGTCCGGTTGCTGTGTACTGCGTGACTGGGGGATAGACTCCGTAAGGTTTATAGCGTCCTTTGCCGAGATATTTGATTGATCCAAAGCCATTTGGGAGTTTGGGGTGTTTCTTTCTTCGTGCCATAGTATCATTCCTTTCTATTTTTGGGTATAAAAATAACAGCCAGCAGAGAACGGGTGTTCCGCTTGCGTTTGGCTGCTCCGAAAGGTATAATATGCTTTGTGTAAGATATTGCTTTCCGGAGCAATGTGTTTGCCGCTCTGGTGTTGGTAGCACTGGGGCGGTTTTTATTTATCAAAATTCATATGGCACAAAATAGTTATTCAATCACGTTATAATATGAGTAGTTATTATAACGGAGGTGTGCCAATGATAAATAAACAGTATAATCCGATTAACTGGTCTGACTACGATCCACATAATGAAACATGTATGGATATAAATGATTCTTATTTTACAGCTGAATTGCCGGAGGATGAACGGCAATTATGTATTTTCTAATTACTCATAGAACAATTTACGTATAGTTTGTAACTATCTGGTATAATAGTGTTGTTGTTTACATCTTTTGGAAAGTAAAATTTTAATTCATCAGATGTGCCAATAAATTTTGTATCGGCATAATTAGCATTGTATCCAATAGGAGTATTATTTTTATAAAAAACTATTGCAACGTAAGTAAACTCTGAATGTGGATTTGATTCATTTTTTGCAGTTGTAAGTATATAAGAAGAATATTCTTTTGAAGTCGTGCTTATTGCATTTGCATTTCCAAAACGAAAAGGTTTTGAAACCTTAAAGTCAATTACATAATTTTCGGTTGGCGGTCCAGATAAAAAGAGGGCGCATTCACTGCCATTTTCAAAACGATAATTATGTGTATCCGAATCATCAGAAGAAATACCTATTAATTCGTTAGAAGAATTATAAAAGGAGCACTTGGTTTCTAAACAAATAGGACTATGATAGTTATTTTTTACAATAATAAGAACACCAGATTGGTCATGGTTATTTATGATATAACTATTATATGATAATAGTGATTCTGCGTATTCATAATCCATAAGCACGTCAACAATGCAAGTATCTGTATAATTACCACAAGTGGCAGTTATTTTAACAGTTCCTGGCTTGATTCCATGAACAAGACCAGAACTCGATACGGTTGCAATTGAGTTGTCTGAGCTTTTCCAAGAAATGGTTTTGTTAGTTGCATTTGACGGTGAAATAGTATAATCGATTGAGCTGTAGTCATTCTCTACGACGGAAAGGCAACTATCGATTTTAAATGTGGAAATTGGGACGGTTGAGGCAGAAACGATAACACTACAGGTATACTTTTTCTTATTTATCTTGGCAGTTATTATGCATTTCCCAGCTTTTTTCCCTTTGACAAGTCCTTTTGAATTGACAGTTGCGATGTTTTTATTACTACTTGACCATGTGATTTTTTGCTTAGTACCTTTAAGCTTTAATGTATATGAGCTTCCAACTTTTATTTTAATGGATTTTTTGTTGATAGTTGGTGTTTCTACTGATAGTTTGCATTTTAATGTATTTTTACCCACTTTGGCAGTAATATTACAAACACCTTTTGATTTAGCAACGATTTTACCTTTTGAATTGACATTTGCTACTTTTTTGTTGGAACTAGACCACTTTACTTTGGTTTTGGTTCCAGATACTTTTAATGTTAATGTTTGCCCTTTTATAAGTGTTGCTGTTTTCTTATTTAGTTTTGGTTTGGTTGCGGCTTCAACACTGATGATATCATCGCTAAAAGGCAAGATGCTAGGTACAGAAAATACAAGTAAGAATACAACTAATAATGAGAAACAAATTTTTTTGAAATTTTTCATCACTTAACTCCCTTTCTTATAATCGATTTATATTAATTCCATAACTCCAATATTAGGCTGGAAAAATACAACGTAATTGTCAACCTGTGTGCATACACCGTATTTATTTGTGTAGTATGTTAGGCTGTCATTTAAAAACTCTTCGGTAACTCCAAGATATTCTGCCGTTTCAAATAGGTTTTGACAGTTGTGTAAATATGCATCAATGATACCACGCAAACCGACTTGGTTGTTGTATGCCCAGATTCTACCGCGTAATTCCTGCTTGCGATTCTCAGCACTGGACTGGTCAATGATTTCACCGACAGCAGTGTAGTGATGTCCAAGCTCTTCGGCAAGGACACATGCTTTTTCGGTAGAATTTTTAAGATTTTTACTCAATGCGATCGTATTATTACAATACAGACCGCTGATCCGATCGCTTTTAAAAGAATGATTATCTATAATTTCTATACCATCCTTGCAGGCTTCGTCTTGCAATTCTTCATATGTATTCAATTAAAACACCTCCCGCTCCAGTATATTCTTATAGGTGTCCTGAAATCTGGACAACTACTTTCTTTTGGTTTTTACAAATTCAGCAAATGCTTTTATTTCGTCAAGTTCTTCCTCAGTATACTCGTCACCGTCGAAGTGGGCGGCAATGGTTAATGGTTCTTCATCTGGTTCATCCCAACCCATAAGTTCTCGGGGAGATACTTTTAATGCTTTTGCAAATTCTCGTATTTTTGACTCTGCGAGGTCGACCTCTCCTTTTTCGATTTTGGCAATGGATGATCTGTCTTTATATCCAGTTAATTCTGCCAATGTATCTTGAGACATTTTTAATTCAGTCCTTTTTGATTTTATGTTTTTATATAGCGGTAACATAAGCAGAACTCCTTTCATTAATTAATTTGTATTATCATAATACCACTTTGTGTAAAATAATTCAACAAAATTATTAAAAAGTGTTGACATAAATTCACATCAATGATATAGTGAATTTAGTTCACGGAAAGGAGGCGATAAAGAAGTGGCGAATGTAGAACTGCTCAAAGAGAAAATAAGTAATTCTGGAATGACAGTTACAGCAATAGCTGATAAATCAGGTATATTGCGTGAAACTCTCTATAACAGAATGAAAAGTGGTAATTTTTATGCATCTGAAATTACTGCATTAACAAGGGTATTGCATCTCACCCGGAAAGAACGAGATGAAATTTTTTTGCCTTAATAAGTGAATTAAATTCACAAAAAAGAAAGAAGGGCGATGGGAAGTGACGGAGATAGAAAAGTTATCACAAGTAAAATTCAATAATATGCATCGGGCATATTGCGAAGCAAAAAAGAATGATTGTCCAAATTGTCCTCTTAGAGTGTACTGCTTTATTTCACCGAGAGAACGAACAGACCAACTGATGATAGACGTTATTCAATTTATGTTGGAGGAATTAAATCCGGATGTTGATGTGAATACGTTACCAGATTTTTACACGAGTGTGAAAATGGTTTGCCCGGCAGAAATACATTTTAAAGGGGCAGTAGGATATGAGCAGATCTTTAAAAGTGGAGCAAAATCATAAACCCACCGATGGAAAGCTATTTAATAGTTACTTAAGTAAGGACATTCATCAGTATTATTTTCCATTCCGTTGCACCGGAATTTAGGCGAACTGTCCTTTAATGAACAAGTTGAGTATTTCCAAACGGGTTTTCCGCTTGATAACTCATAGTAATCAGTAATGGTTGTTAGTTGCTTTGCATAGCGGTAGCAAGAAAAAGTATGTTTTTCTGTTTTCATAATCCCCCATTCTCGGTGGGTAAAGATATTTTAACATAAAAAACATACAGATTCCAAGAATAGGAATAGTTAAAGAAGAGAGATAAGAAGAGTGAAAGAAGTAGATGAACTTATTAAAAAACTTGCAATTCATATCAGTGAAATTATTTCATCTGGTAAAGAGCGAGAGGGAGAAGTTTCAGATAAGACAAAGGCTCTCGCAGCGTTGATATCTGTAAGAGCCGAGTTTCCGGTAAACGAAGCAGAAATAAAAAACGATTTGAAGTCTACTGAGGAGTTAGCAGATATCGTCTTAGAGCATCTTCGGAATATTCCAGAATGCCAGAAGAGCATAGAGTTGTCATCGTCTGAGCTATTCCGAGATAAACAGACACCTTAATGGCATTGGTCAAAAGCAATGCTTCATCTTCGGTAATTTGACGATCTAAACCACCAGCTAGCATTTCGAGGATTGGCTGTAAATTGTTCTTGATTAAATTGTCGGAAGTTTTCATTGCGTACTGAATTATTAAGTCATCCATAGTAATAAATCTCCTTTGGGATTGATACTCGGACGCGGCAACGTCCTGTGAGGAGATTGTACCACAGATGGAGAAATAAAGAAATGTAACGAGAAAGGAGAAATATGAGCGAAGCAGAAGAGTTAGAAAAACTGTGTAAGCCGGTAGTCGACTGGTTGAAAAAGAACCATGATCCGCATACCGAGTTACATATAACCGTAGATCACATTGATCTGATGGAGAGTGTGATCGGGATTCCGGTAGAAGGGAAGTGAGGCATTGACAAAAGAAAAAAGCGAAAAATGTCAGCGAGTCAGTGTTGCTGATGCTGCTAAAGAAATCGGATGCCATCCTGAATATCTTAGAAGAAAGATGGCAGCAAAGGACTGGGACTTAGGCAGAGTTGTCACACCGAAGAATAAGGGCGGACAGCATGAATACTTTATTTTCCGGACAAAGTTGGATAAGTTCCTTGGAATAGAAAGAAGGGAAGAGTCGGAAAACAATGAGAAGGTTATCTAAAATCATCATGGCAACCGGCGGGGTTATATCAATGCTTGCCATGTGCTGTCTCGACAGCGACGGAGTGTATATGTACTACGCCGGAGCAGTCTGTATCCTTGGTGGATTTATCGCCGGAGCTGGATACGGGTTGAGAGTTCTGTCGGAGCGCAGAAGAGAGATGCAGATCGAGATGTTTTATTTTCATCAAGCGGACAAGCTGGATGGGGATATGGTGTTGATCGAGGACAAAAAAATAGCACCCTGAACTTTGGCGAGAGCAGGTGCTATTTCAATCGTGGAAATACCAAGTATTTCTGCGTTTATTGTAACACTGAAATTGAGGTTGTGTCAATGTATGAGAAACAATGCAAACGCTGTGGCTGTTCCATGGATCCGGGCGAAGGTCGTAACGGAGTGTGTGATGACTGCATAACCGGGGAGACAGAACGGCAGAAGCGCGAAAAACAGATTGAGTGGATGGTCCGGGCAACGGATTGGACGCAGATGGAAATGGAGGAATTTATAAGTGTCAAAAATTAAGTTGTGCAGTAAGGATGAGGAAAATCTTATTGAAGAGTTGCAGCATTTGAGTGAGGTTTTAGAAGAAATCGGCGTTGAGGGAGTGGCAGCGATTGTCTGTACATCCAACGGAGATATAAGAAGCAGGTTCTGTCTCAATACTGAGACAGAATTATCCATCATGATTGAGAACGATGGGGACAAAGTGACAAGAGAATACAGATATTAAAGGAGATCGAGAATGAGTAATATTACAAAAATTAAAATCAAAAATCTTTTCGGAATCAGAGAGTATGAGGCAGATGGAAGTTCTTTGGAGCTGTCTGGTAAAAATGGTACAGGCAAGAGTTCTGTGCTGGATGCAATTAAGTACGCGCTTGCCAATAAGAGTGATCGCGACTATATCGTACATAAGGGAGAGAACGAGGGCGAGATTATCGTTGAAACGGATACCGGACTTTCCATTGATCGTAAGGTCAGAATAGGAAAGGCACCTTATAAGTCAGTGAAAAGAGATGGTTTAGAGGTAGGAAGTCCAGAAGCGTTTTTAAAGGAATTATTCACACCGTTGCAGTTGAACCCTATCGAGTTTATGAACATGGATAAAAAGCAGCAGAATGCGATTATCCTTGATATGATTGAGTATCCATGGGATATGAACAAAATCAAGGAGTGGTTCGGGGAGATTCCGGCGTGGGTTTCTTACGATCAGAACATTCTTTCTGTGCTGAATGATATTCAGGCAGAGAACGGCGATTATTATCAGAACCGCCGTAATATTGACCGCGATATCAGAAATAAAAAAGCTTTTGTGGAAGAGATCGCAAATGGTATCCCAGTTGGATATGACGTTGAAAAATGGGAACAGGCAAGCGCCGGAGATATTTATCGTCAGATCGAGCGTATGCAGAAAGAAAATCAGACCATCGAGAGAGCAAAACTGTTGAGAGACAGTCGCGATAGTAAGATTAGAAAGTTTGATGCGGATCGTGAGATTGAGATCACAGCACTGGATCGTGAAATTGCTAACCGTGCAAACCAGATTGATAAATCCATTGCATCTTTAAATGAACAGATTAGAGCTTATGAGACGGAAAAAGAACAGCTTGCATCTAAGAAATCAGATAAGTTGGAAGTCATCGAACAGACTTACAAAGCGAATGTGGCACGTTTTGATGCAGAGATCGCCGAGTATGCAGAATATGCAGACAAGCAGCCACAGGATGTGACAGCATTGCAGGAGCAGGCACAGGAGATTGAAAAAATGCAGTCTCATATCAATGAATATAAAAGAATGCTCCGTCTGCAGAGCGAAATCGAGGAAATGCAGGCACAGTCACAGGAGCTTACAGATAAGATTGAAAAAGCGAGAACGCTTCCGGGGGAAATCCTTACGAACTGTACGATTCCGATCGCTGGTCTGACGGTAGAAAATGGAACGCCATTGATTAACGGTCTGCCGGTATCGAACCTGTCAGAGGGAGAAAAACTGGATCTCTGCATTGATGTGGCAATTCAGAACCCGAACGGTTTAAATATCATCCTGATCGATGGAGTGGAGAAACTTGCAACAGATCTGCGTGAAAAACTGTATCAGAAATGCAAAAACAAAGGGTTGCAGTTTATTGCGACCAGAACAACAGATGATGACACAATGACGGTAGTTACATTATAGGAGGTATGGCATGGATAATATGGTATCAGTAGGGCAGCAGACGGCAGTTGCACCTAAGACATCACAGACAGAAATGATGGTAAACAGACAGACACAGGAAGTTCAGGGCGCCATCTTTATGGCTAAGAAGTTTCCCAGAGATGAATATGAAGCAATAGAAAAGATAAGAAGGAGTTGTCAGAGAGCCACGTTAGCAGAACAGGCAATTTATTCATATCCAAGAGGCGGACAGAACGTCAGCGGACCATCGGTCCGTCTGGCGGAGTCATTAGCTCAGAACTGGGGAAATATCGACTATGGAATTATCGAGTTAGAGCAGAAAGACGGAAAATCAGAAATGATGGCATATGCGTGGGATTTAGAGACAAATACCCGTGTGACAAAGATTTTCGGTGTTGAGCATAAAAGAGATACAAGAAATGGATCGTATGCGCTTACTGACAGCAGGGATATTTATGAGGCTACCGCAAACTTCGGTGCAAGAAGAATGAGAGCCTGCATACTTGGAGTTATTCCGGGAGACGTTGTAGACATGGCTGTTAATGAATGTAAAGAAACACAGAAAAAAAGCTATGGAGAACTTCCGAGTCAGGAGAAGATTAACAAGATTGAAAAGCTGTTTAAAAAAGATTTTGGAGTTACAAAAGAACAGATTGAAAAATATGCAGGACGGAACATGGGAGATTTTGGTGCTGACGAGTGTACCGACTTATGGGGAGTATACACAGCTTTGAAAAACGGACAGGCAAAGACAGAAGATTATTTCCCTATTGAAAAAGATGTGCCGGATCCATTCGCAGATTCCAGACAGGCACAAATCGCAAAAGAAGCATCGGAGGTATTTGATAATGTTATTAACGAGTGAGAATTATTACAGCCGTGAGGCAAATGAAGAGTATTTATCTGTCAGCCAGTATAAAGATTTTATGGGTACATACGGTAAGCCCGGCTGTGAAGAATATGCCCTTTCAAAGTTAAATGGTACATGGGTGGAGGCTATGGAAGATTCCACAGCATTGATGGTCGGTTCTTATGTAGATGCACATTTTGAGGGAACGCTTGATTTATTCAAAGCGCAGCATCCATGCATGTTTAAAAAGGATGGAAATCTGAAAGCCGAGTATGTAAAGGCAAATGAGATGATTAACCGATGTGAAAGGGATGCACTGTTTATGCAGTACATGAGTGGTGAAAAACAGGTCATCATGACAGCGGATATGTTTGGTGCAAAGTGGAAAATCAAAATTGACAGTTACCATCCAGGCAAATGCATTGTGGATCTGAAAACCTGTCAGAGTATTACCAAGGAATTTTATCATCCAGATACAGGACACCTTAATTTCCTTGCAGAATGGGGTTATTACATTCAGGGCGCAGTTTATCAGAAAGTTGTTGAAATCAATACAGGGAAGAAACTTCCATTTTTTATTGCAGCAGTCTCAAAAGAAAAAGAGGCTGATATACAGGTGATCGCTGTGGAACAGAGCCTGCTTGATGAAGCACTTACAGAGGTTGAGCACAACGTATCAACAATCCTTATGCTGAAAAGTGGAGCAGTAGAGCCGATGCGTTGTGAACATTGTGATTACTGCAAGCATACGAAAGTATTGGATAGGCCTATCTGGTCAAGCGAATTGATCGGGGAGGTGTAGATGAAAGATTCTATTGTTGTTGATATGAAATATGCCGGGTATGACATGATCGACGGCACGCCGAACGTGCACAGGCATCATATCTTTGAGGGGACAGCGAACCGCCGGTTATCGGACGAAGATGGTTTGTGGGTGCCGTTATCCTATGAGCATCATGAGGGGAACATGAGCGTGCACCGTAATAAGGAAATGAGTGTGTTGATGCACATCATCGGTCAGCTTGCGTGGGAAAAGCACTATATCGTAGAACATGAGGATGTGAACGAGGATGATGCCAGGGACACATTTCGGAAGAGATATGGAAAAAGTTATTTGTAGGGTTGAAACACCTTAAGAAACAGTTCATGCAGAATAATATATCGCAGTATTATTGAGAGCCATGATCTCCGGTGCCGATGGGTGCCGGAGGGAAAGGAGAAGATATTGAATCAGTTAGAGATTTTTAAGAATAGAGAGTTTGGAGAGATCCGAACAGTAACGGTAGATGGAGAACCGTGGTTTGTTGCGAAAGACATTGCGGAAATTTTGCAATATACAAATACACAAAAAGCCATCAGAGATCATGTTGACGAAGAGGATAAGCTGACCGAACGAATCGTTCTGTCAGGTCAAAACCGGGAAGTTATTTGTATTAATGAATCGGGACTTTACAGTTTGATTCTTTCAAGCAAAATGCCAGGAGCAAAGCGTTTCAAACGTTGGGTGACATCGGAAGTGCTGCCACAGATCAGAAGAACCGGCACCTATCAAAAACCGCTGACACCACAGGAAATGATGCGTGTACAGCTTGGTATGATCGATGGACATGAAGAGAGAATCACACATCTTGAAAATACTATGACCATTGATTATGAACAGCAGCAGGAATTAAAGAAAACTGTAAATAAAAGAGTGATTGAGGTTCTTGGTGGTAAAAAAGCACTGGCGTATAAGGAAATGAGCAAAAAGGTGTTTTCTGAGTGTAATCATGATATTCAGGATTATTTCAGAGTCAATTCCAGAAACAATATTCCAACCAAGAGATACCAGGAAGCTGTTGAATATGTCGAAGGATGGAATCCAAGTAATAATACAATCCTTGAAATAAGAAGCTGTAATGTGGGAATGGGTGGTGTCAATGGAGTATAAATTTACGATTCCCGGACGGTTGGATGGCCTGAATGATTACACAGCCGCCAACCGGACGAATCCCCGCAAGGGCGGACGGATGAAAAAGAAAAGCGAGGATTCTATCATCTGGTATATAAGGCAGCAACTTCCCGGTGTACATATTACGGATCCGGTTCTGATCTACTATCAGTTTTATGAAAAAGACCGTCGCAGGGATAATGATAACATTTTGTCCTGCGCCGCCAAGTTCGTGCAGGACAGCTTGAAAAAAGCATGGGTAATCAAAGATGATGGTCAGAAATATATACCGCATTTTTACTTTGATACGGACGTGGATAAGGACAATCCAAGAATTGAAGTGACCATTACGGAACTTACACAGGCGCAGGCAAAAATGTCACTGAGAGAGCTTCTTAAGGACTTGGAAACGGGGTGATGTCTTGACGGATGAAAAGAGCAGCTTTGTCCTGTATGCGGAGTATCTGGAACATATAAAACTGCTTACGATGGAACAGCGAGGAGCACTCCTGACGGCAGTATTGTGTTACGCGTCAGGGGATGAACTCCCAGAGATGGACGGCATGACAAATATGGCATTCAGCTTTATCAAATCAAGGATAGATCGTGACACTGCCGCATATTTAGAGAAGATTGAGAAACGTCGGGAAGCCGGAAAACTTGGCGGCAGACCAAAAACAAAAGATATTTCACAAAAACAAGAGAAAGCAAAAAAAGCAAATGGTTTTTCTGAAAAGCAAAATAACCCTATTACTGATAATGTTAATGTTACTGTAAATGTTAATGATAATAATAAAAATACTTTGGCGGATGCCAAAGCGTTGTTCGAACGTCTGTGGAAAGCATATCCGAACAAAAAAGGCAAAGGACAGGTATCGGATACCCAAAAGAAACGGCTACTTGCAATCGGGGAAGATAGGCTTGTTAAAGCGATTGACCGCTACAGTCTTGAATTGCAGAAGGACGCCGACTGGAGGAAAGCGCAGTATGGGAGTACATTTTTTAACAGTGGCTATGTAGATTATCTGGATGAGAACTATGTGCCTGGCAAAGCAACAGAGCATAAGGGCAAAAGCAATGCTTTTAGTAATATTAATCATCGTCAGTATGACTATGACGAATTAGAAAAACAGGTGCTAAATTCACAACCGGGAGGTGGTTGAAGTGAATATGACGGAGGGAGAAATTTGCAGGCAGTACCGCAGCGCAAAGGACAGAGCAAGCCAGTTGCAGATTTTAGCAGATTTAAATTGTGTGCCGCGATTGGAGATCATCAAGATCCTGATACATAACGGCGAACAGGTGCGGTTGCCACTTGCGGCAAAAGGTAAGAAAAGAACAACGGAGCTGACGGACGAAGAGTACACGGCGGCACTGTTTAGACGGTTGGATGTACTTAATCGGGAAATCTCTAAAAGAGAAAGAGAGTACCGGGAGATTGTGGCTGTGATAGGAGGGCGGAGTAATGCATAGAGACATCAAAGAACGTAATAGAGCCATTAAATCGCTGACGGACAAGCAAACGAGAATACCGAAGCATCCAAACCCGGATGCATTGAGAGATTTTAAGGAAGTACCGTATCAGTTGCGGTACGGGAAGGAGAAGAAGGATGCTGAATAGAGAAAAATATGCGGAAGAGATTTTAAATATTGCATGTGATGGAGGCAATATTGCGTTAATTAATGGAAAACTGGAAAAATGCATGGGAGTCTGCGATAAATGCGATTTTTGCGATAATGACATTAGAAATGCTGGTCGTTGCAGAGAAAAAGCAAAAGAATGGGCGAACAGCCAGTATGTTGATTGGAGCGAAGTTCCAGTCGATACACCGATTTTGGTCAGAGATTCTGAACTTTTTGCGTGGAGCAAAGAACATTTTGCAAAATATGAAGATGAAACGGTTTATACATGGGATTACGGAAAAACGTCATGGAGCACATACGACGGTAAAATGAGTAGCTATAAATATGCTATGTTGCCGGAAAGTGAGGATCAGAATGAAAATAAGCAGGATTAAAAACCAGATATCTGAGGCAGCAACAGAAGCCTGCGGATATTCTCCACTAACGAAAGTGATTTCAGAGGAAGAGGTAAACAGGATTTTGGAACAGGAAAGCGGATGGATTCCATGTAGTGAGAGGCTGCCGGAGGAACATGATAGCATGTTCATAAAATTTAAAGGGACTAAAAAGTGGAGCACTGCGATGTTTGAAAGAAAATCAGACGAGGTAATTGTAACAGTGGCCGATGATGCCGGGCGAACGGTTACAACTAGTGCACACACAACCGATGGAAAATGGCGGTGTGATTTAGTAAGAATACCTGGTTACAGGATAGTGGCTTGGATGCCACTGCCGGAGCCATACAGTGCAGATACAGAAAAGCCACAGACCAATACAGACCGGATCAGAAGCATGACGGATGAGGAACTGGCAGAATGGTTCAACACTGTGACAAAAGATGTTCTTGGTGGAAGCACTTGGAATAAAAAAGGATGGCTTAAATGGATTCGGGCAGAAAGCGAGGAATAGCATGGAGAGATTAACATATGTGGCAGAGAATGGAGAAGTTTTATTTCATCCAGCAGATTTACCGGATGATGAGGGAATTACCATTACCCAGCTTGCGAAAGATGGAAGATACAAAGCCCTGGAAGAGATTGCGGAAAGACTTGCAAATAGAGAGCAAGCCGAAGAGCAGGGATTACTTCTGCGGTTGCCGTGCAAGGTGGGAGATACCGTTTATGTAGATAGTGCGATTCTTCCAATAATTGACCATAAGATTCCCTCATATTTTCCGGCACGAATTGTTTCATTCCGCTTTGCAAAAAGAAACTGGATGAAGATTGCGGTTAAGGCAAAATGGTTGCATAAATGGATTGACAATGAAACAGGTCCGGAAAGTGCTTATATAGATAGTGAGAAAAAATTTACGATTTCATTGTCTGGTATTGGCAAAACAGTATTCCTCACAGAATCTGAAGCCGAAGCCAAGCTGAAAGAAATGGAGGGGGAAAGCGATGTATTGTGATGGAAGATGTCAGTATTTGAATGAACGTAAACATAAATGTGAGTTGACCGGAGAAAAATTGACTTACATGAAGCAGACCGGAAGTATTTCTTTCTCCGTGCATGAACATAGAGGATTTTGCAAAGGAAAAAAGGTGGAACGTGATGGAGAATAGATATTTATGCCGTGGAAAGCGGATTGATAATGGCGAATGGGCGGAAGGGTATCTAATTGTAGACGAGAAGGACTACTCTAAATATTTTATCGGTTATGTACTTGGAACGAATGAAGATGGTACTCCTCACGATTTGGATGCCGCGCAGGTGAACCCATCTACAATCTGCCAGTGCACCGCAATGCCTGATAAGAACAACAAACTGATCTTCGAGAATGACATTGCCATAAAGCATAATGATGATGATAAAGAGCCATATCTGATTAGATGGAGTGAGAATTACGCAGCATGGGAACTGGCACAATGCGGATGTGCTATGTACGGATTTTTCGATGTTGATTTCGGCGAAATAGAGGTAATCGGTAATGCGATTGATAATCCGGAGCTGTTGGAGGTGTAGGATGCCGAGAACCATAGCGTATAGAGCGGGAGGATTTACAAATTGTGGAATCGGTTACACAAAATTCAGTCAAGAGGAATTGGCAGAAATGAAAGATAGAGTCATGACGGAGAGTGAATCAATAACAAAAAAATATTGCAGTACATGTAAATACTACGCTGAATATGAGGGCGTTTGTTGCAATGGAGACAGTGAACACTGTGCAGATTTCCGTGGACTGGATGATACATGTGAGAAATGGAAGGAAAACGAAGAATGAATGAAGAACTTAAACCATGCCCGTTCTGCGGCGGAAAAGCAATGTTCTTTACCATTGTAAATAAGTCATCACATTCGGATGTTGGAGTAATGTTCAAAATCAAATGTATGAAATGCGGAACAGAACTTCCAAAAAGCTATGAATGTGAGATGTATATGGATCAGGACGGTGGAATCAGAACAGGAAAAGACGAGCGAACAAAAGCAACTACAGATTGGAACAGGAGAGCAAACAATGAGACTGATTGATGCGGATGCACTAAAGAAAGATTTAAAATCGGTTACTTTAAGCAATGGAACTTTAGTAAATACAAATGCAGTATTGTATTTACTAGAAGAATATCCGACCGCCTATGACCCGGACAAGATTGTGGAGCAGTTGGAAAATGAGAGAAAGTTTTGGGAGAATGCATATAACAGGAATTTGGGAAAAGAGAAAGCAAGAAGTTATGAGCACGCAATCGAGATTGTGAAAGGCGGTGGAGTAAAGTGACAAGAGAAGATAAAGAAGCAATTTTAAATAGTTTTGACGAAACAATGATACAACCGGATGAAGCAATGAACCTCACAGAAATGAGAGCATATGTAAAAGGTTTTGAAGATGCTAGAAATGCAATGTTTGATGCGACTGACAAGTTTTATCGAAGTAATAAGACGGATTAGAACCGTAGAGAAGAGGTGCACTGATATGTCAAAAGCAGTATTAGTTATGGATATGCCGGAACAGGTGTGCCAGAAATGCACATTGTGCTATGAGACAGAGAATGATGACGAATATCTGTGCTGTGCGACAGGAAAACTTGTACCAGACGGAAAAAAGCCGGATTGGTGTCCACTCCGGGAACTGCCGGAGAAAAGATACCAGAGTTGAAATCTGGTTATGAAGATCTCAGCATATCAATACGTCGGGTGGGTTGGAATGCCTGCTTAGATGAAATTTTGAAATAAAAAAGGAGTGAGAGGTTTTCCGTTAGATTGGATGATTTAAAAGCAATAAAACGATGAATTTATTGCATAAAACGCAACATAAACAAATTCAAAGTGCACTATTGTAGATATGTGCACGGAATATCAGAAAGGAGCCGGAACCTATCCGGATAAAAGGCGCGCCGGGTTCCTTTTGAAGAAAATGATACATGGAGAATTGATAGTTGACAATTTTGCCGGTGGGGGCGGCGCTTCCACTGGTATAGAAATGGCAACCGGATACAGTGTTGATATTGCAATCAATCATGATCCAGAAGCAATTAAGATGCATAAGGCTAATCATCCGAACACGAAGCATTACTGTGAAAACGTCTGGGCAGTTGATCCAGTAAAGGCATGCAATGGGCATCCGGTTGGACTTGCCTGGTTCTCACCAGACTGTAAGCATTTCAGTAAAGCAAAAGGTGGAAAGCCAAAGGATAAAAATATCAGAGGTCTTGCATGGGTAGCTTGCAGGTGGGCGGGACTTGTCCGACCGAGAGTCATCATGCTTGAAAATGTGGAAGAGTTCAAAACATGGGGACCATTGAACAGAGGGCACCATCCGATCAAGGCAAAGCAGGGAAAAACATTTGAAAAATTTGTACAGCAGCTTAATGATCTGGGGTACACTGTAGAATTTAAAGAACTGATTGCTGCCGATTATGGCGCACCGACCATGCGAAAGAGATTCTTCCTGATTGCAAGGTGTGATGGCAAGCCGATTGTCTGGCCAGAGCCGACACACGCACCAGCAGACAGTGAAGCGGTAAAAGCAGGACTAGTGAAGCCTTATGTTGGAGCATACACGCAGTTGGATTTTTCATTGCCCTGTCCAAGTATCTTCGATACTTCGGAAGAAATCAAGGAGAAATACGGCATCCGGGCAGTAAGACCACTGGCACAAAAGACGATGGACAGGATAGCCAGAGGATTTATAAAATTCGTTTTGAATAATCCAAAGCCTTTTATCATTCAGTGTAATCATGGCGGTGAGCGTAGACCGAATGATATCAGAGAGCCGATGCCTACCATAACCGGAAAGCACGGGTACGGGATTGTGGAGCCGTATATGGTGCAGATCGGGCAGACAGGATTTGCAAAAGACCGAAGTAAGGATGTTAGAGAGCCGCTTACAACGATTGTGAGCAAAAATGAGCATTGTCTGATTGAACCAACGCTTGCACCATACATGGGAAAGAATACGACAAATCATCCGGGCGGAAATTGCAAAGATCCGATACACACAATTACAACTGGCAATCAGCAATGTCTTATTAGTCCTACGTTGATTCAGTACCATTCAGAAACTTCAAAAGATGGAGTAAGAGGGCAGGCTATAAAAGATCCGATCATGACAGTTGACAGCTCAAATAGATATGGGCTGGTCGCATCGTTTCTGCATAAGTACTATGACGGAGGATATAAAGGTGCTGGGGAAACAGTAGAAAATCCGCTTCCGACAGTGACCGCATGGGATCATAACAGCGTTGTTACTGCGAATCTGATTCAGATGAACAATCATTGTGACGGAAAAGATATCAGACAGCCATTACCAACGATCACGGCTGGTGACGGACACTTTGGAGAGGTCAGAGCGTTTCTGATTAAATACTATGGACAGGGAACAGGGCAGGATATAGAACAGCCGCTTGATACAGTCACAGCACAGGATCGCTTTGGACTTGTGACCATCAACGGCACTGATTACCAGATTGTGGATATTGGACTGCGGATGCTGGAGCCAAGGGAGTTATATGGATGTCAGGGATTTCCGGACGATTACATAATCGACCATGATTACACCGGCAAGACATATCCGAGAAGCGAACAGGTGCGAAGATGCGGCAATGCAGTATGTCCGCCAATACCTGCAGCACTGGTCAGAGCAAATTTGCCAGAATTGTGTGTTGCAGAGCGGATGCCAAATATGCAGATAGAAGCAGAGCAGACCGGACAGCTCCGGTTTGCGTAAACCTTAAATTTTGTGGAGGTGTTGCCATGAATTTATTTGAAAAAGTAAAATGCAAAGGCTTTTATAAGCCATTTAAAGACGGAAGATGGCTGTATCTCGACAGGGAAACATTAACTGCTGATGCAATGGACAATAATCTGGCAGATGGAAACAATGATGGCACTGTCGAAAAGAATGTTGAATATATCGAGAAAACTTATTTCAAACACGTTGATAAGAATTTCATCGGCGTAATTGTCGGATATAAGAATATTGTTATCAAAGGTTATCTTGATGCAGTCTATCAAGACGAATGTGATGTAGGTGTCGGAGTTATTCCAGAAGCGTTTTATGTATCGAAAAGAGCAAAAGAAACAGTAAAATGTGCTGTTGTTTATTATGCGAACAATTTAAAACATTATGTTCCATTGGAAGATTTGGAGGTAATGCCATGATACAGATTTTAGAACTATTCGGAGGAATAGGCTCCCCGCGGTGCGCACTTAGAAACCTTGGTATTTCGGTAAAGGCGATTGATTATGTCGAGATTGACGAAAAGGCAGTACGTTCTTACAACGCCATGTTTGCAAACGAATTACCGTATAAGACGCAATCAGTTGTTGGGTGGAATCTTAAGCCGGATATTTTGATACATGGAAGTCCGTGCCAGGATTTCAGTATTGCTGGCAAACAGAAAGGCGCAGATAAGGGGTCAGAAACACGTTCAAGCCTAATGTGGGAAACCATCCACATTATCGGGCAGATGGGAGCCTGGAAGCCACGTTATGTCATTTGGGAAAATGTGAAAAATGTCCGTAGCAAATATATGGTGCATAACCACAACCGTTATATGTCTGAACTTGCAAAGATGGGATATACAAGCAGCTATGAGCTTTTGGATGCGCGGGATTTTGGATTGCCGCAGGCAAGGCAGAGATATTTCACGGTATCTGTACTTGGGAATGAATACTTTGATTTTTCCAATTTGATACATACACCAATGCGAAATATTAAAGACTTTTTAGAAAGTGATGTGCCGGAATACTATACTGTTACGCAACCGAGTATGTTACGAAGAATAGACGGATTGTCTGATTATAATGGAAGTTTTAAAGGCAGAGTTCCGGTTATTAAAGAGTATGCCATGACAATCACATGCAAGCAGATGAGAAGTCCAAACAGTGGCGTGGTTGATTTAGGGAACGGAAAATATCGGTATCTTACCGAAAGGGAATGTTGGCGAATACAAGGTTATACAGATGAGGATTTTGATAATGCACTGAAAGTACATCCAGGAAAGAAAAACTGCTTAAACGGTGCATTGTACAAACAGGCGGGGAACAGTATTCCGGTGACTATTTTTGAAAGTCTGTTCCGGAAGATAATTCTCGGAGAGACAAAAAAATTGGAAGAACAGACCGGACAGCTCCGGTTTGTCTAACCTTTAAATTTTAAAACCAGATAACAAATCCAAGCGATCATACCTTCCCCTGTAAGGATGCGGCGGGGGAAGAATAAAAATAAATTTGTAGTACATTGATAATTGAATATTGGCGGTTGAAGTGGTACAATTCAAAAAAATGCATATTGGAGGTATTGTTATGGCAGTAAATCAGCTAAAGATTGTTGTTAGTATCTTGAAAGAAGTTTCAGAAAAAACAGTCCCAAAACCGGAAGATTATGGAATAACTCAGCAATGCTACTATGATATAATAGAAGCGATGAATGATGAAGGACTACTGAAAAATGTTAAAATAACACATGATGCACAAAATAGGGTTTTAACAGCTTCTATAAAAAATGCAACAGTAACAATCAAGGGTATGGAATATCTTCATAACAATTCGGCATTAATGAAAACATATAAGGGATTGAAAGAAGTAAGAGAGTGGCTTCCGTTTTAATTAACTTACCAACCGTCAATATTCGATGGTTGGTATTTTTTTGCGCAAAATTTGAAAGGGGGAATGTACTTGGATGAAAAAGAAGTATACGAGATCTGCATGAGCGTGGACAGCATCATAGCTGATAAACTGACAGAATCAATCATTATTGGGACCAGTTACGACATGCTTGAAGCACACTACGGCATTCTTCCAATCAGCAGGCGTAGCTTTTACAGGAGAAAGGGCACAGCGCAGAGGCTTATGCGGCAGAGAATGGCGCATTTGGTGGAAGAAAAGAACGGGCAGTATATGATTGTATGGGGAAGAGAGGAATAACAGCCTCTCTTTTATTATGCCCTAAAGTTGGCACAAATCCATGCTTGACCTGTCTTATAATTATGATATGAGGAAAGGACTATGCCATGTATAAAACACAGAGAAATTACGAAAATGCACAGAGGATGTTATTTGATGGAGTTGGTCAGTATGACATACCGGAGTTAGAGCCTGTACAATTTGATAATGCAGAATTTATCGGATTCAATTATGCGAGGAACGCAAAAGAACCGGAGAATAAGGCAGTACATTTCTTCCTGGATGATTACCAGTTTACCAGAGTATGGACAGACCCGGATAAGTACACGGCAATGTTGCAACGGTTTAAGTATGTGCTGACACCAGATTTCAGTCTGTATACGGATTTTCCAAAGTCGTTACAGATCTATAACCATTACCGTAAGCACTGGCTCGGTGCGTACTGGCAGATGCATGGAATTAATGTTATTCCTACGATTTGCTGGAGCGATCGGAAGTCGTTTGAATGGTGCTTTGATGGAGAACCTACACAGGGTGTTGTTGCGGTCTCTTCTGTCGGGACACAGAACAGCACAGAAAAGAAACAGCGGTTTTTGGATGGCTATCTTGAGATGGTAGAGAGATTACAGCCTACACAGATTATTTTTTATGGCAGAGTCCCAGATGAGTGTAAAGGAAATATTGTACATGTCAAACAGTTCAGCGAGAAGTGGCATGAGGTTGAGGTGGCGCAGTGGTAGTGAATTTACAATTTTTTGGTGGACGTGGTGGCTCTAGCGGATTTGGGAAATTAAGTGGAAATGTTGTCATAAGTAAGGAAAATACACCACATGGAACGGTGTTCTATATGACTGGTACCAGAGATGTATTGTCACATTGGGATGATGAAGATAATTATCACGAAAAGCAAATCAAGATAAAAGAAAATGTTAGAAGTAGTTTTAAATCGAGAGAAGAAGCTGTTAAATATGCAAAGAAAAATGGCTATAAATATTTAAGTCTTTGAAAGGATACTGAATGGGTGGAAGAGGAGCAAGTAGTGGATTAAGCGAAAATAAAAATCCGTATGGCAGTCAGTATCATACGATATTAGAACATGAGAATGTCAAATTTGTAAAAGCAAATTCCAGAAACTCAGAATCACTTTTTGAAACGATGACGGAGGGCAGAGTGTATGTGACCGTGGGAGGGAATGATTTGCTGAAAATTACATATTACGATGAGCAGAATAAAAGAAAGAAACAAATAGATCTCAATCATCCACATAAAGGGATAAAACCACATGTGCATCATGGATATAATCATAACGAAAATGATAATTCCAAAGGAGCAACTGGATTATTACCCAAGGAAAAGAAGATGGTTGAGAAGGTAGAACGTATATGGTACAATCATATAAACAAGAAACAGTAGCTTAAATAAAAGCGGCGTCAACCAACGCATGGTTTCCGAGTGATCGGGGTGTTTCTTGTTAGCAAGCGTAGTATACTCTGGTGATTACGCCTTGATAGAGGAGAGTTCGGTTCGACTCCGAACACTTGCGACAATAAGGATGTACCATAACGGTACGTCCTTTTTTATTGCCATGAAAGGAGATGATCGGTTGGCAGCAAAGAAAAATCCATTAGCTGATGAGGCATATGAACTGTATAAGGACGGCATGAAGCTGGTGGACATTGCTGACCAGCTTGGGAAACCGGAAGGAACAATCCGCAGATGGAAAAATACATATGACTGGGATAACGAACGTTCGGATTGCAAAGCGAACGAAAGCGAACGTCCAAAACGAACGAAAGATAAGAAAAACGGGAAGAAGTTGACGCCAAAGCAGGAAGCATTTGCTGCTGAATATATTAAGAACGGTGGAAACGCTACGCAAGCAGCAAAGGATGCGGGATACGCAGAAGCGCGAGCTGCTATCACAGGATCCGAGAATGTAAGGAAAAGTAATATTTCGGAAAGTATTGCCGAGCAGATGGAGCGTATCGAGAAAGAACAGCACCGTGACATTATGAGTCTTGCAGAAATACAGGAACGCAGAAGCATGATAGCAAAAGGTATGTTGAGGGATGGAGAGGGATATACACCGGAGTTCAAGGATCAACTTAAGGCAATGGATGGACTGGAAAAAGCACTGACAATAGCAGAAAAGCAGAGAATTGAACGGGAGGAGAAAGAAAAGCGGGAGAAAGCACCTCTGTGGACGATACCAATCACAGACATTACTTCCGATTTTGTGGAAATCTACCGAACAGTGCATGAAGCATTTGCCGGGGAGATAGATGTGCATGAGATTGTATCTAAGGGCGGTCGTGGTTCTATCAAGTCCAACTTCTGGGGAGACCTGGCATACGAGACCATCCGGCAGGATCCACAGGCACATATTGCATATACCAGACGATACAAGGTTGACTTGCGTGGATCTGTTTATAACCAGTTCATGAAGACTGTGATCCGGTACAATGATCTGGATAACTGGGATTTCAAACAGTCTCCTATGTGCGCGGTGTATAAGCCGACCGGACAGATGGTTATGTTTGTGGGAGCGGATAAACCTATCAGTTTAAAATCGTTTAATGTTCCATTTGGATATGTAAAAATGCTGATTCATGAAGAATGTGACGAAATGGCAGGCGTGGAGCAGATGGATAATATCGAAGATACATTTCTCAGATCTGATACGCCAGCGTTGGATATCAAGATATTCAACCCACCCAAAAGTAAGAATAATTTCATGAATCAATATGTGGAAGAGTGTAAAACAAAGCCACAGACAAGGATCTGCCACAGTTATTATTACAACGTGCCGGTGAAGTGGCTCGGTAAACGATTTTTCGAGCGCGCGGAGTGGTTCAAGGTGCATAAGCCGCTATATTACCGCAATAACTATATGGGCGAAGTGACCGGTACCGGCGGCGGCATCTTCGATAATGTGGAAGAGCGGACCATCACGGATGCAGAAATTGAAAATATGCCATTTTTTTATCATGGTCTGGACTTTGGATTTGAGCATCCACAGACATTTCAAAAAGCATGGTATGACGAGGATATGGACACATTGTACTGTGTGGATGAGGTGTACGCCAAGAAATGTAAAAATAGCACATTTGCTAGGAAAATCAAAAAATATATTACAGAGGAAATTATATGCGACTCAGCGCGGCCAGATGCCATTGCAGAGCTGCAGGACTGGGGATTTAATGCGATTGGTGCCAAAAAGCGTTGGGGTTCTGGTAAGGGAAGAGATTACTGTTGGGAATGGTTACAGCAGACCGCCAAGATCGTGGTTGATCCGGAACGATGCCCGCACCTTGCGCATGAGTTGACAACATTGGAGCATGAGCAGTTGGCAGATGGCAGCTTTTCGGACGCTTACCCGAAGATTGGTGAGGACTGTACAATGGCACTGATCTACGGATTGAACCGCGTGATTATGGAGAGTCGGCGCAATAATGGACTGTATGATGACGAGATAGACGAAGATGAGGAGGAAGAGGACGATGGAGAATATGAAGATTAATGTTCTCGGAACAGAATACAAAATTGAGACACACAAAGTATCAGAGGATAAGTATCTGGAAGAAAATAGCTTAGCCGGTTATTGTGGCGAAGAGAGCAAATTGATTGTTGTTGCGGATATGTCAGAAGAAAAATACTTTGACCTGAGTGAAGAAGAACAGAAGTCATACAGGAAAAAGACGTTGCGCCATGAAATTGTGCATGCATTTTTGAACGAGAGTGGATTATCAGATTCTTCAAACCAGTATAATGGCGGTTGGGCAAAAAATGAAGAAATGGTTGATTGGCTTGCTATTCAGTGGCACAAGATAGATGAAGTATATAAACAGCTTGGCATTTAAGGCGGTGACATATGAACATATTCACACGAGTAAAGGAGTTTTTCATGAATCTATTCAAAACAAGTGCAGAGAAAGAATTTGGTGTTGATATTATATCCTCTGATCTGATGGAGATGGCACAGATCGAGTGGCAGAACATCATTAAGGGTAGACCGTACTGGATGAGCAAGAACGTGCGCACAATCAATTTTGCAAAGTTTCTCTGCTATTACACCAGCAAAAAGACCTGTCTGGATCTCAATGTGACAATCAGCGGTAGTGACAGGGCGGATTATATCAATCAGTGCATTGGTGCAATGATCCAGAAGTCCATCCGGGATAAGGTAGAGGATGCCTGCGGCGCGGGCGGCATTATTCTTAAGCCGAGCGGCACATATAATCCGGCGGGAGCAATCGACTATGTAATGCCAGGCAGCTTTGCAGTGACAGAGAAGAACAGCAACGGGGATATCCTTGGGGTTATATTTATTGACCGGCGGATCAAGGGAGATAATTACTATACCAGATTGGAGTATCAGCACTTTACATCTTCAATCTCTGACGATGGAGAAGGAGTTGGAAGAACATACACCATTGAGAATAAGGCTTTCAGATCAAAGGGCAGCGACAGTCTGGGGCGCAGTATTGCACTGGCAGATGTACCGGAGTGGAAGAATATACCGGAATCAGTCACAATCTCCAATGTGGAAAAGCCATTGTTTGGGTATTTCAAGATGCCGTATAACAACACCATTGACTATACATCACCGGAGGGGGTGGCAGTATTTGCGAATTGTATCGAGGAACTGCGCAATCTGGATGTAGCTTGGAGCAGGAAAGATGATGAAGTCGATGATTCGCAGCATATTACATTTATTGATGAAAATGCATTGATGAAACGCGATAAGAATACTGGAGATAAGGAAAGACTTGAACTTCCAAGATTTGTAAAGGGATTGAGGATGGGGGTTGAAGCTTCTAATACGGTTAATGAACATGTGCCAACACTGTTGACAGAACAGAGAGTTGCAGATATTAATTCCATTTTATCTATGATATCAACCAAGGCAGGATTCTCACAGGGGCAGTTTGTTCTTGATCGCAAGACAGGGATCACCACAGCAACGGAGATTGAAAGTGACGACAGCGAGACCGTGGAGACCATTACAGATATGAGGAATGCACTGAAATCTGCGATTAAGGATCTGGTATATGCACTGGACAAATACTGCGATGTATTTTTTAATATGCCGAGCGGGTACGTCAACGCACTGGATGAAAGCGTAGCGGATGAAGATGTATTTTATTTTAAGGATCTGTTAGCATCGTTTGAACAGGATCGAACCAGAGCATATCAGCTTATGATGAACGGTGTATACAGTAAACGAAAATACCTCAAAGAGTATGAGGGATTTAATGATAAAGAGATTGATGAGATGTTTGCGGAGTGTGACGAAGAAAATGCAGGGGAGGACAAAGGTGGACTGTACGGGGAGGAATAAAGATGGTGCTAAAAATAATCATGCTCTTATTTTGTGTTTCATTTATAGAAGAAATGGATAAGGCAAGGAAAAAGAAAAAAATATGTGACACAATTTACTGGGGATTTTTAATGGTAAGTGCGGCGATTGCAGTATGGGGGATGTAAATGAGGTACGACAGGACCGTTGGAAACGTAAATATAAGGCTTGATACAAGCAGAATTGACGGAAATCTTAGACGCGCACAGGATAAACTGGACATGCAGGTCTTGAATGACATGATTCCATATATGCCGTTTCAACAGGGATCTATGGTAGGAAAGACGAATATTATTGAACCTGGATTGATTGAGACGGATGTGTCATATGCGCATTATCAGTATATGGGAGAATTGTATCTGACAGAGGATGGAAGATCATGGGCACACAGCGGAGAAAAGAAATATCCGACTGGCAGACCATTGCACTACGATGCGAACGGGCATCCGGAAGCTACGGATCATTGGTTTGAGAGAGCAAAGGAAACGCATGGTCAGGAATGGGTTGATTTGGTTAAAAGAGAGGTAGGAAGAAGATAATGTTAACGCCGGATTATTTTTACGGAAAATCAGATAAACTGATAGAAATGTATCAGGAACTGGAAGATTGGATTATCAGTGATATAGCAATGCGTTTGATAAAATCCGGGGAAATGTCTGGAACTACTGATCGGGAACTTTGGAAACTCCAGCAGATGGGATTGCATCATACTGAAATTGTAAAAAGAATTTCAAAAATGACAGGAAAGAGCAGGGACGAAGTGCGGCGTTTATTGCGTGATAGTGTTATGACATCATTCTCTGATGATGCAGAGGTTTTAAAACGGCTTGGAGATGTTCAAACACCTTTGCAAAATAATGCAGCCATCATGGCAATGAATGCCGAAATGATGAAAACATTCGGAGAATTGAATAACCTTACGCGGACAACTATGTTGCAGACGCAGAGAGATTTACTCAATATGCTGAATGAGGTAGATTATCGTGTGGCATCTGGTATGCAGTCGTATAACAGTGCAATATGTGAAGTGCTTGACAGATATGCACAGAGCGGCGTTGTGATTGATTATCCGACGGGTGCCAGGCGTTCTTTAGAAGCGGCAGTGCGTTGTTGTGTCGTTACTTCTATGAATCAGACGGCTGCTCAGGTAACTAATCAATACATAGTGCAAAAAGGAATAGAGTATGTTCTTGTATCGGCACATATGGGAGCGCGGCATAGCAAAAAGTTCCCGGATGGAATACCATCACACGATCATTGGCAGGGAAAAGTATATAAAATCGTCGGGAGAGATAAAGACACACCAAATCTGTTAGATGCAACCGGATACACCGTAGATCCAAAGACAGGACAGGGAAGAGTTGTAGATCCTCTTGGACTGCATGGATATAATTGCAGGCATTCCCATAAGCCGTGGGATAAGTCTCTGCGAAATCCTTATGTTGATGCAGATGGAAATCCTAAAATTAATGTGCACGAGAGCCAGGAATTGTATGAGAAACAACAGCAGCAGAGATCAATGGAGCGTGCTATTCGGCAGACCAAGCGCGAATTGCTGGCAAAACAGGCAGAGTTAAGCGGCATAGCAGAGACTGATGTAAAAGATATGTTGCAGCCACAATATGATAAACTTGCTTATAAACTGCGGATACAGAATCAACAGTATAAGCAATTCTGTGCGGATAATGGATTGCAGACACAGGCTGATAGAATCAAGGTGGCAGGGTTTAAGCGGGCGCAGTCGGCAAAGGCAAACGGCAGGGCGACGGCTTATAGCAATGCAGAATATAGCGAGTATAAGAATAATCTTGGAAAAAATATGGTAAGTAAAGAAGAATTTTCAAGAATTATGAATGACAAATCAGAAAAGAAATTGTTTAAACATTATACTGATTCTGTTAAAAATGGAGACGTGTCACCTCTTACGGATTATGACATATATCAGAAAATTGCAACGGAGTTGCGTGAAAAATGTATTGGACTAAAAACTTCGAATGGTATAGAATTAAAGGAGATTAGCTTACATAGTATAGATAGAGTGATAGGATCCGTGGAAAAGAGAAGAAGTGGCGTAACGATAGATGGTATAGTAGAAGCTCTTACATCTCCAGATGCTAAGATTATGGATCCGATATATAATAAAACAAAAACAAAAGTGAGTCAAAAATTTATCTACAAGACCACAGAAGTGTCTGTTAATCCAATCGACCATATTTTGATCCAAGCAAATCCACATCATAGGGAGCGAGAATAATGTTTATTGATGAAAACGATATAAAAGTATTAGAAGATGATTATATTCCAAATATCAGAATGCTTATGAAAGATAAAAGTGTGAGTGATGTCTTAGATATGATAGACAATATAATAATAGAAGATATTTTGGATAACGACAATGAACCAAGTGAAGTCGGAAGAAAGTTACAACTGATCTATGACAGAATTCAAAGAGATAATGAGTAAGATTTTTATTTTGGCACAAATTATATCCCAATATGAGTTATTATAATATTGCCAGATGGGTTTCACTTATTCATTCTGAGCCTCCTTTCATGTAATACAGCACATGGCACCTTGAAATACAGGTGCTTTTTGTGCGCTTAAAAAATGGCACAAATCTTTTTCAATCTCATGATACAATTAAGGCATGAGGTAAAAGATATGGAAAACATAGAGAAAATGATCGACGAAAAAAAGAAACAGATGGCGGAGTCATTGAAAAAAGGAAATTCGGTAGAAATCCATGCTTCTAAAGACGGAATCAAGGTATATGAGGTAAGGAAAAAGAAAGTTTGATAATTGGCGCATAGAAATGGCTATGTGTAACAGCTAAAAGGAGCTGACTTCTTGGAAAAATCTAAGAGGTTGGCTCTTTTTGTTTTTGGGAAATAGTTCAACAGGAAGAATAAAAACAAAAGATGTGGGTTCAAATCCCGCTTTCCCGACTGCCAGCTATGGATCAAATAGCAACTCATTCGTGCCGGGCTGACCGGATTAACAACTTTTAAGAAAGAGAGGAACTCGTAAATGAATATTATCGACAAATTGAAAACTCTTGGCGTTGAGGTTACGCCAGAGATCGAAAAGGCTTTTCCTGGGGAATTTGTATCGGATCTGGAAGTACAGAAGAAAAACGAAAAGATTATAACCTTGGAAAATGAGAAAAAAGAGCTTGAAACCAAACAGGAGAACCTTGAAAAGGAACTGCAGACCCTGAAAGATGCCGCCCCGGATGCTGATGCGCTGAATCAGAAAATTGCTGATTTGACCGCGACGCTCGAGAATGAGCGTAAGGAACGCAAGGAAAAGGATGAGGTTGCAAGACTCGACAGCCTTGTGACAGATTTCTTTGCAGATAAGCATTTTGTTAATGCTATTACAGCGGATGCAATCAAGAAACAGCTTGTTGAAACCCTTAATTCGGATGAAGCGAGAGGAAAGAGCGTTTCTGATCTGTTCGATGCAATCGTAAAGGATGAGAAGGGCAATTACAAGCCGGATATCCTCATTGACGACAAAACATTCCAGGCGCAGCAGAAGCGTAGCCAGATTGTCGGGAATAACATCAACCAGCCAGACGGAGCAAAACTGTCTACGGCTGAACTTATGAAAATGAAAAATCAGAACCCGGATATGGATATCACACCATATCTGAGACGAGGAAAGGAGAAATAATAAATGGCATTATTTGACTTAGTAAATTTTAATGGCGAAGTATTCGATGCTGCTGTGCGTGAGACACCGAACCTTCGTCTGAATGAATTGCTTCATTGTGGCGCTATTGTGGAGCGCGGGGAGTATGCTTCCATGCTGCCGGATCAGAAGGGCGGTAATTTTATCACAACTCTGATCAAAGAGCGTTTGTCCGGAAAGACCGTGAACTATGACGGTAAGACAAACATTACGGCAGAGGAGCGCGGAAACTATTCTATGGGGCGTATCGTTGTTGGACGTGCGCAGGGATGGACGGAAAAGGACTTTGTTTCCGACATTTCCGGTGACGATTATTCTGCAGCAGCGGGAGAGGTTACAGAATTCTGGGATGATGTAGACCAGGATACGCTTCTTAGCATCCTTAAAGGCGTGTTCTCTATGGCTACCGGAGAGGGAAAGAACTTTGTAACAAAGCACACCTACGACATTTCCGCAAATGAGGACGGTACTTTTGGTGCCACAACACTCAACACCGGTATGCAGGCAGCGCTTGGTGATAAGAAAGCAAACTTTGCGCTTGTTATTATGCATTCCCGCACCGCCACTATTTTGGAGAACCTTAATCTCTTAGAGTATATGAAGTACACAGACGGAAACGGAATCGAAAGAAACCTTCCGCTGGCAACCTTAAACGGCAGAATCGTGCTTGTAGACGATACTATGCCGACAGAGGAAGTCAAAGAATCTTCTCCGGGCAAAGGAGACGGATATACAAAATATACTACCTATGTTCTTGGAAACGGGGCAATTGAGTTTACAAACTGTGGTGTAAAGGTTCCATCCGAGATGGATCGTGATCCGGCAAAAAACGGTGGAGAAACAACTCTGTATACAAGACAGAGAAAAGTGTTCGCCCCATACGGCATTTCTTGGAAGAATACAAGCATCGTATCTCCAACAGCTGATGAACTGGAAACAGGAACAAACTGGGAGATTGCGCACAACAATTCTTCTGATAAGAATGCTACTTATCCTATCAAGGCGATCAATATTATGAGAATCATCACCAGAGGGTAGCAGGAAGGGGATTTCTGATGGGATATACCACATTTGATTTCTATAAAGAAAAATACTATGGGGATTCTATCGAGGAATCCCTTTTCCCAAAGTGGGAAGATCGTGCATCTAACAAGTTGAATCAGTTGACCTACGGGCATATTGATGATGCTGCCAAGGAAGAATTTGACGAGAAAATCCAGAAAGCCACCTGTGCATTGGCTGATCTGCTCTATCAGATAGATTTCAAGACCAGTCATGCCAGTGACGAAAAGGGCGGCAATGTGAAGTCAATGTCCTCTGGCGGTCGGTCGATCAGCTTTGGAAGTAATGAAACACTTATTGATAAGGTGATTGGGGATAAGGTAGCGCAGAGCCGGTTGTGTTATGACACGGTATGTGAATACCTGTCCGGCACCGGATTATTGTATGCGGGGGTGTGATGATGCTTTTGAAAAGATTATTCTGCAAACACAAGATGATGCCGTATGGATATGTTGATGTGCATATTGGTGGAAATCATTACCAGCGCAAACATATTTGGAAGTGCGTTAAATGCGGTAAGGAGCGTGGCTTGTAATGGGATTCTTTGATAACAAGACTGTCACACTATTCAATCGCTCATTCAACGCGGAAACCGAAGAGGAAACATATTATCCGACCCTGCTCGAGGGTGTAGACCTTGTGGAAACCAAGGGAGCAAATGTCTCCAAGAGCGGCATGGACAGCGCGGATGCAGTGAAACTGTATGTTGATTTTGGCAATATTGCCAAACCATACCTCCCCCCGAAAGAGTGGGAAAACATGCCGGACAAATGCAAGCAGTACTTTTTGACATTTAATCCGGCACAGGATTTCTTTATCAAGGGGGATCATACGGGTACAATACTGCCGAAAAATGATGCCTATCAATGGCTGCTCGATCACTGTGACGATTGCTACAAGGTAACAACGATTGATAAATACGAGGATATTTTACCTCATTTTGAAGTAGGAGGCGTATAAATGGCAGAGCCAGAAAAACTTACAATACAGGATGCAGAGAACGCACAGAAAGGCATTCTTGCACTTGCTCTGGCATATCCGGACTATCCAAAGCTGTTTAAGGCTGACAATACGACGATAAGATGGAACTCCATCAAGGCGGATAGATCCATTGGATTATTCCCCATACAGGGTGCGGTATATCTGAAAAAGTATGTCAGTGGCAGCTATGTGGCGCAGATGCCTTTTCAGATACTTTATAAGTGCTCACCGACTACCAACAGGGCGAGCATTGAAGCACAGGAGATGTTGAATAACCTTGCGGCATGGATGGAAGAGAGCGGAATTGAGTTTAAAGATCCACATCTGACATTACAGTCAATTACGAGGACATCCCCGGTATATGGTGGCGAGCAGGATGAAAAAACGGTTGTGTATGCCATTAATATACAGCTGAAGTATTTTTATAAAAAATAACAGGAGGAAGATACATGAAAACGAATTTACAGTTTTTCGCAGAAGATCGTACCAACATGGTGTCATTACTTGATATTGGTACTCTCATCGGCAGCACAGCCAAGATCGTAGAGATGGGCGATGGCTACAAAGAGATCACAGAGGACTGGGGACCGAATACAGAGTCAACCCAGTACGTCAACATGAAAAACGCAAATAACACGGTAAAGGGATATGAGTTTTCGACAACACCGGAGCGTGATTATATGTCTGATGATATGCAGACTGCAATCGACACGATGTTCAAAATGTTCCCGACTGGAAAGCAGTGTGAGACATATTATTACAGATATTACAAAACAGACATTACAAAAAATACAGGCGATTGCATCCGAGTCCCGGTTACGGTATGCCCGTCAAGCACAGGCGGCTCCGGCGGCGATACGCTGACATCTTCGATTCAGATCAACGGAAATGGTGCGGTAGAACTTGGAACGATCACGATCGCCGGTGATGGCACATTTACATGGGCGGCGAAAGCGTCCGGTACATCAGGAAAATAATAAACGGTGTTAATCAAAAATTAGCATAATCGGGTGGGTTCCTTTAAGTCCTGCCCGATTTCTGAAAGGATGGTAATTCCATGGAAGAATTAGTATTAGACAGTGGTGTCAGAAAAATCGCAATTAAAAATGAGGACGGGGATGTCATTACCGTGTTGAGTATCAATGTCGCAGATGCCGACACAGCCGAGCGATTCGGACAGGTCATCAACAAACTGGAAAGAATCTCCGAGAACTGTGAGAAAGAGGCGGCAGCATGGAAGAAAGAACATGCACAGGATGAGGTAGATTCTGACAACGTTGATGTTGAGTCGGTTTTACAGGCAAACAGAATCCGGGTGAAGTACCTGAAACAGATTGCAGCAGAGATCGACGGTCTGTTCGGGGAAGACACAGTAAAAAACGTGTATGGAGATTTCACGCCGGATGAGACGGCACTGGTGGAATTTGTTGAGAAGATTATTCCGGTCATGAATAAACTCTTCGGCAAGCGTTACGAGATGACCAGAAAACGCTATAACTCCGGCAGAAAAGGAGCACGGGCATGATTAACGTCATGCTCGATCCGCTGCCTGAGGAATGGAACGGGTACAAGGTCAATGCGTCATTTCGTATCGGCATACAGGTATTCCTTGTGCAGTATGACAAAGAACTGAATGAGTATGAGAAGAGTGATGCGCTGATCTATCTGCTGTTCGATGAACGGGAGCACCCGGACGGGGATGATCTTCGCCAGTGTGTGGAGTGGTTTCTAAATGGCTGGTTCCATGACAAACCAGGATCATCAAAAGATAACCGCAGACTGGTAGATTACGACATTGACCAGTGGCGTATTTATGCAGATTTCCGGCAGATATATGGGATCGATCTCTCCTTGGATGATATGCACTGGTGGATGTTCAATGGTCTGCTCTGGAATATGCCTTATAAACAGTCATCATTCCAACAGGTTATAGAAATCCGCAGGAAGAAAATCACATCCAAGATGGGAAAAGAAGAGAGACAGGCGATCAAGGAAGCACAGGAAATGTATGCATTAGAGCAGCCGGAAGAAAAGAAAGAGTATACCGAGGATGAGAAAACAAAGATTGACAAATACGATCAGATGATGGCAGAGATCAGAGCAAAGAAGAAAGCAGAAAAGGAACTTGGATTAGTTTAGGGAGTGAGGATTGCATATGGCTGATGGATATGATGGAGAAATCAGAATAAGGACATTAATTGAAAATGGAGATGCATCCAGCAGCCTGTTGCAGTTGGAGTCACGGTTTCAGAAACTGACGCGGGAATCACAGCGTCTTACCGATCAGATGCGGCAGATGGAGCGGCAGAAGATTCCAACAGACCAGTATAAGGATTTGCAGAATACTTTTGATTCGCTTGTCGCAAATGGACGTCAGTTATCGGAGAAATTAAAAAACACAGAAAAATATGTTCCAACGAGAGCGTATAAAGAAGCAGAGGCGGCACTTGACCGCGTCAGTGGCAGACAAGCGCAATTAAATCATCGGATGCAGGAATGGGTGGCACTTGGGCGTAATACAGATTCTGTTTCGTATAGAAAAATGCAAATGGAAATGGCTGATTGCGAAAGGGAGTCAGACAGACTTATAGATGCTTTAAACCGGATGGAAGAAGCTGGGCAGGATCGCCAAATAAATGATAAATGGAAAGATTTGAAAAATCAGATGCGACAGGTAGGACAGGAAGCCGCACAGATACACGCTGAAATGATGCGTATGGAAAATGAAAATGCAGCTTATATTGATCCACGAAATACAGAAGAGTATCAGCGTCTGGCGACAAGATTGCGTGAGGTAAATGAACAATTAGATATCATGAACCAGAGAATGCGCGAGGTTGTGGATCGTGAGGGTGAAATGGACACAAGTGCCGGAGGGCGTTTTGGGAATATCCAGGGTGCCGTGCAGCAGGTAAATAGGGCAATCGAGAAATTTATAAAACGTGTAAAGAAAATTGCATTGACTATATTAGTGTTTCAATTTGTATCAAAGGCATTTCGAACAATGATCGAAGGGATTAAAACAGGTATTCAGAATTATGCAAGATATTCTGAACAGTTTAACCAGAAGATGTCAGAAATGAAATCAGCTACGCTGAATTTAAAAAATTCTATTGGAGCTGCGGCGATACCGATTGTTAATGCGTTAGCTCCAGCATTAACAGTTTTATGTAGTTGGCTGACGAAGGCGATAAATCTTTTTAATAAGTTTATATCTGCATTATCAGGGAAGAAAACGTGGACTCGAGCGAAAGAACAACAGGTAGATTATGCAGCGTCTCTTGATAATACCGCCAATGCTGCAAAAAAAGCAAAGGGAGCATTGCAGGGATTTGATGAATTAAATGTGATTAACTCTAATGATTCCGGCAGCAGTGGAGGTGGTTCTGGCGGCTCCGGTGTGGGAATTGATTATGAGGAGGTTCCACTGACTGAAAAGGATTTTGCGTGGATTGAAAAAATAAAGAAAATTTTTGAATCCATACTACCTGTCGTGGTAGCGATCGGAGCGGCATTATTAGCATGGAAGATTGCAACTTTCCTTTCAGATTTGATAAAAGTACATCCTATCCTTGGAAAAATATTATCTGTATTGGCAATTATTGTTGGGGTGGCATTGGCAATTTACAGCTATTTGCATATGTGGAATGAAGGCGTCGATTGGCAGGGATTAATAGGCTACATTGTTGGAGTATCGCTTGCTTTTGGCGGTTTGTATGCGCTGTTCAGCCCTCTTGTTGCTGGTATATTTTTGATTATAGCATCTGCGGCGGGACTTATATTAGCGCTTAAGGATATCAGTGAAAATGGATTGAATGCAAAAAACGCATCGTTATTATTGGTATCTGCAATAGGATTGATAGCTGGAACGTTTTTGGCACTCGGAACAACTGCAGGTGCAATTATGATGATTTTAACAGGTGGTATTCTTACGGCAATTAGTTTTGTTGATATGTTAAATAATGGATTTAGCTGGATGAAAGAAATTCTTATGCTGATTGGCATTGCATTGATGGCGGTAGGAGCGATTATACTGGGTGCGCCTGTACTGGTTACGGCAATTATAGCAGCAATTGTAGCAGTAGTACTTACTTTGGTGGTTGTTATAAAAGAACACTGGGAAGAAATAAAAGAATGGTTTTCAAAAGTTGGTGATTGGGTCAAAGAACATATTGTAGATCCGGTCAAAGAAAAATTTTCAGAATTATGGACGGCAATTTGTGACATATGGGGCAACGTATCAGATTGGGTTAAAGAACATATCGTTGATCCGGTTAAAGAAAAAGTCACAGAATTATGGACGGCAATCAGTAATATATGGGGCACAGTATCGGAATGGTTTAGTGAACATGTTATTGAGCCGATTGTTACATTTTTTGAAGGCTTAAAGAAGAGAGTGGGACAGATTTTCGAGGGTTTGTGGATTATTATACAGGCTATTTGGATTATCGTATCAGGTTGGTTTAATGAACATGTTATTGAACCGGTAGTGGCATTTTTCAAAGATTTATGGGAAAAAGTTTCTACATTTTTCAAACAACTTTGGGAAGATATAAAAGCGGTATGGAACACGGTATCGGAATGGTTTAGCGAACATGTTACTCAACCAGTAGTTACATTCTTTAAGGGAGTATGGGATCAGGTATCTGGATTTTTTAAACGACTTTGGGAAGATATAAAAACAGTGTGGAGTGCAGTATCGGCATGGTTCAATGTAACAGTAATAGATCCTGTGAAAAACGCGTGGAAAACAGCAACAGAAGCAATCGGCGGATTTTTCAAATCTCTTTGGGAGGGAATACAAACTGGAGTTGTAAATGCTATGAATGCAGTTATTGGTGGAATAGAGTCTGCTATAAATTTTATTGTTGGCGGTATTAATAACATCCTTGGCGGTTTTAATAAAGTCGTTTCATGGGCTGCTAAAGTAGCCGAGGTAGACTGGGGCGGAGTTGATCTGGTTCCGACAGTAACACTTCCGAGAGTACATCTTGCCAACGGCGGCATCACAACTGGAAGAACATTCGCAGAAATCGGAGAAGCCGGACGCGAAGCAGTACTTCCGCTCGAAAATAATCTTTCTTACATGAAGCCGCTTGCAGAAATGATCGCAAGTGAGATGAAAGGCGTGCAGACGGTGCGGATCGTAGCGGACGAAGGAAAGATTTTCAAAATTGTAAAGGAAGAGGCAAACGACTATTACCGGAGAACCGGAAGTCCGGCATTTGACTTTTAGGAGAGGAGCGTATAAATGGCATACAGCGGATTTTTAATAAAAGTAGGCAATTACACAGTTCCTTTCCGGTATATAGAGACAAAGAAGTATAAATGTGGGATCAAGGGGCAGGATCTTAATTCTTATCGGGATGCGAACGGAGTATTACACCGGGAGGCATTGAGCAATGTCTCAATTAAAACAGAATGGGAAACACCGGGAGATATAGACGAAGCTGTATTGCGTCCACTGATGGATAATATCAGATCCCAATATTCCAATACAACCGAAAAGAAAGCACTTGTTACCGCATGGATGCCAGAAATCGGTAATTATGTAACGATGTACTGTTATATGCCTGACGTGGAGTATCAGATAGATTATGCAGATGAATGGACGGTCCAGTATGGATCATTCCGGCTGGCATTTATCGGATATGGAGGTGTAGTTGGATGATTGATTTTAAATATGCTGATTTATTTAAACAGAATAGCGTTGATGTCCAGCTTGAAATTATTTCCGATGATGAGAAAATCCATATCACAAATACGGAATTTCATGAGGAAGAGTTTGAATTAACAGAAAGCCTGTGTTCACAGTCTGAATTGACTTTTGGTGCTGTCGAAGCCGGATCTGTAAAATTTAAGGTATCAAATATTTTTCTTCCAATGAAAGGGAGATGGATGACCGTCAAGATGATAATTGGCGGGCACACAGATCAACCCTTTTTGATAGGAAGATTCAAAGGTTATTCCGATACACCGACTGCTGACAGAAAATACCGAGATGTAGTGGCATATGATGCCCTTTATGACATTTTAAATGCAGATGTGGCAGCATGGTATAACACTGTCTTTCCATCCCATAAAGAGCAGCAGAAAGATAAAGATGGAAAAACTACGACTGTTACAGTTTATGATCCGGTCACAATGAAGCAATTCCGGGACAGCTTTTTTAAGCACTTCGGGATTGAGCAGGCTGACATTGATCTTATCAATGACAACATGTCTATTGAAAAAACAGTTGCGGTCACGCCATCCAGTGAGACAAGTTCTGATACAGAGGAATCGAGCACCATAGGCGAATCCGTGAGCGGCAAGGAAGTGTTGTCCTGCATTTGTGAGATCAATGGCTGCATGGGGCACATGGGGCGTGACGGGAAGTTTCATTATATATATCTGGAGCAGAATATACAGGGACTTTATCCGAGAAACGATCTTTATCCGGCAGATGATTTGTTCCCAAGAGATCCGAAAAGCAACCGTATCGGGAAGGATTTATATATAACGGCTGAGTATGAAGATTTTCTTGTTAAAACAATCAATAAGTTACAGATCCGGGAGCAGAAGAATGATATCGGCGTGATTGTGGGTACGGGAGACAATGCTTATGTGATCGAGGATAATTTTTTTGTCTATGGCAAAGGCACAAAAGAACTGAATGGCATTGCAAAAAATATCCTTTCCAAGATCAGAGGGATTGTTTACCGCCCGTTTACAGCGGACTGCAAAGGAAATCCGTGTCTTGAGGTCGGGGATGCAGTGCGGCTGCCGACCAGATATGAACTGATTGAGTCCTATATTCTGAAAAGAACCCTGAAAGGTATACAGGCTTTGCGTGATGATTTGGAAGCGGGTGGGGAAGAGTACCGGACAAACGGGGCGAACGGAATACAGAAAAGTATTTTAAAGCTCAAAGGCAAGAGCAATGTGTTGGAGCGAACCATTGAAAAGACACAGAGTACGATAACTGATGTTGAGAAGGGATTGCAGTCACAGATCACGCAGACCGCAACCGAAATTCGCACAGAAGTTAAAAATACAACGGATGGTTTATCATCGAGAATCACGCAAAATGCGAGCAGTATTACAGCAGAAGTCAAAAGGGCACAGGGGCAGGAAGTTGAACTTGCGGCAGCCATTAAAATTAATGCAGACAATATCACAGCAGAAGTTACCAGGGCGAGTAAAACAGAAGGCGAGTTATCCAGTAAAATAGAAGTAACTGCAACGCAGATTCGTTCGGAAGTCACGGCTTCCCTAAAAGCATGGGATATTGAAGAATATGATGTTACATATTATGGTTTCGGAAATCCCCAAAAAACTTATCCGGCATCGTCACACTACAATGGATGCAGTTTTTTGAATCAGGAAAATGGATACTTTTATGGCTGCGAACCGGACGGTGGAATAAGCAGTGGTAAGTATAAGTGGACATTACTAAAGAAATTTAAACAGCTTGCATCAAATATGTCCAGTGCGATTACACAGACCGCAACGGAGATCAGTTCTAAAGTTACAAGGGAGAGCGTTGTTTCAGAAATCAACCAGTCAGCCGAGGGCATCAAAATCAAAGCAAAACTGCTTGAATTAAAAGGTTCTATGGAAATGACCGGGGGATATATGCATATTCAAGCGGAAGAGTCTGTAGAAAACCTTATTGAATTTAAACGCAGTGGAACACTTGTACAGATGGGAACGGATGGATTTCGAACAGTGGAAGGAACGCTTGAAAGTCCAAACCATCAATGTGTCGTTCAATATAATCATATCTCACTAAATAAAGGCGGAACAGACACGGACCACTGCATGATTAATCTGGATGGGGATACCGGTGTTGCTGGATTTAGAGGGGGCGTGATTGACGGCTCAGATAAAAGAATGAAAAATACAATTTCAGACTTGGACAAAAAACGATCATCGGAGTTTATTTATTCTTTAAGTGCAAAATCGTATCGTTATAATTTCGAAAAAGATGGGTTCCATCATGGATTTATTGCACAGGATGTTTTGAAAAAAGCGGAAAAAGGGTGGAATATTTGTCCAAAAACGTTTTCAGACAGCAATGGGAAAAAGTATTACGGACTGAAATATACGGAACTGATTGCTGATCTGGTTGCAACAGTGCAATTACAGCATGAAGAAATAAAAGAATTGAAGGAAACGGTAGGTATTCTATGATAAATGCAAAAATTCGTGAATTTGAAAACGATATTATAAATTATGTAAATTTGTGCGGGGATGTCCCAATCGAAGCTAAGTACCTGGTGTTTAAGGATATTCTGAATCAGATCAAGGAAGAAGCAAACCGACAGGTTACAGTAGAGCGGGAACAAATGAAGCTTGCAAAGGAAAGGGAGAGTGAGGATCATGAATAAAGCGCATATTGATATTAATTGGGAGAATTACCCGAGTGATGAAACACCGCTTAATGAAAGAAACCTCAATAAAATGGATGGCTCGATTGATATCATTGATGATCGTGTAATCACTCTTGATACCACGAAAGCCACAAAAGCAGAGGTAGCAACTCTTGTTGCGGATGTGACCTTTAAGGAATCGACGGGAATTATCACAATCACGAAAAAGAACGGTTCCAAAGTTATGATCGATACGCAGATGGAGAAGATCGCGATCAACTTCGATTATAACCCGACTACACAGCAGATTATTTTGACTCTGATCGATGGTACGAAGCAGTACATAGACCTGTCGGCACTGATTACACAGTATGAGTTCTTTGATTCTGATACGGTAGCTTTTTATATTGACAAAGACGGAAAGGTATCAGCTATTGTCAAAGAGGGAAGCATTGAGGAAAAGCATTTAGAGCCTAACTATCTTGCGAAAATCAAAGTGGAAGTGGCAAAGGCAGAGTCAAGCCAGCAGGCAGCGGCAATGTCTGAAATAAACGCCAAAGCAAGTGAGAATGCCGCAAAAGCCAGTGAAACAGCGGCAAAAACATCCGAAACCAATGCCAAAGCGTCAGAGACAGCAGCGGCGAAGTCAGCCACGGCGGCAGCAATATCCGAGACTAACGCAAAAGCCAGTGAGACATCCGCCAGTCAGTCTGCAGCCACAGCCACAAGTGAAGCGGTATCTGCCAGCCAGTCCGCCAGAACCGCCATAGATAAAGCCACAATCGCAACGCAGAAAGCAACAGAGATCATCGGTAAAGCCGAATCTGCAGCAGATAGTGCAACCAAAGCACAGAGTTATGCTGTTGGTGGTACAGGAAGCAGAGAGGGCGAGGATTCTGACAATGCCAAGTATTACTATCAGCAGGCAAAAGATGTATCAGAAGGACTTAAAGGTGGATTGCAGCCACACGGAACAGTTGCATTTGCAGATCTTCCGGCACTTGCGGATGTTAGCACAGGGTGGATGTTCAATATTTCAGACGAATTTACAACCACGGATGATTTTAAAGAGGGAGCCGGGAATGTAATTCCGGCAGGTGCCAATATTTATAAAACATCAGATGAAAAGTGGGACGTGCTTGCCGGAACTCCAGTTACCGGAATCAAAGGTGTAAATGAAGATTCTTTCCGCAGGGGCAATGTAGAACTCACAGCAGAAAACGTCGGTGCAGTGGCAACTGGTGGAGATACAGCAGAGAATACAGCAACTTTTACGAGTAGTGATGTGGCAGACGGATCATCGTCAGCATGGACGAATGTATCGAAATTATCAAGTGGCGAAAAACACTCTTCAATTTTTGCGAAGGTGTCACAGATGTTCAAGAATGTGCGGTATCTCTATAAAATGCTTGGAACAACGGATATTTCTAAGATTGGGAATGGGACATGCACGGGAGCGATATCATCGTTAAACAGCAGTTTAACAAATAAGCATTACATTAGAATTGAAAAAAGTGATTGGTCCGGAACCTTAGGGGACTTCATACCGCTACAGGATTCCACTGAAAAAGTAATTAATCTGATCGCACATAATGAACTTGACGACACCTATCCTGCTGTACGTGTTGGTCGGGCTGATGCAGATCACGATGGTAA